ATTGTTGTTCCAGTACGCTACGCGGTTAATCGTCACGCCCGCCATGTCGGGGTATTGGTTTTGCGATACTTCGGGCAAATCCAAACATACGGGCGATGATGCTAAGTTTTCAGCGCCATACCAAACACGGTAGGTAACTGAAAAAATAGAAAGCCCCAAGTAATCTTCAATGGCTTGGCGAACCGCTAGTTCCAATGCTTGCAAATAACCATCTTGGCTTTCATCTTCAAACAAGTTAATTTGATTGGTGATTTCATCCAAGGTTAACCAAGGCGTAACTACATCACGCCCGATTTGTTCCGCTTTTACATAACTAAATGGATTGCGGGTAGCCGCCCCGTAGGGCGCACCAAGTAATTGGCTATCTACTGACATTTAAGCCCCCTTTAGGCGGCAGACATACGAACGCCCGCAAATGGGTCGCGCACGGTGCTTACCATGCGTTTTTCCGCGTACATGGTCACAAAGCCCGCTTGTGTTTGTTCAAACATTTGAATTGACATTTGTTCTGTATCGCCGATTGTCAAAAAGCGATTCCAGTTTGCCAAGTAGATTGGGAAATCTGTAGAAAGGTATGCGTTGGGAATAACGGGCCAACCAAAAATGTGACCAATTGCGCAACCGTCTTTTTCGCCCAATTCCAAGAACAATGGCAAGCCTTGTGAATCTTTCAATTGACGCAAAGTTTGAATCATTGCGGGGCTGATGTGCCAAGCGGTAGATTCTAGTGACCAATATTGAGGGGGCAACGCGTTAGCCATGTTTGTAACTTTGTTATAAGTTACCGCAGAGCCGCCGTTACTAACCGTAGCGATAGTATGAATACCATCTGTAATAGCCGTGCCACTAGTACCGAAAGCGCTAGTAGCGCCGCTAGTGTAACTATCCAAACCACGCAAACCGTCAGTAGCGCCAGTTGATGTAGTTGTGCTACCTGATTGGTCATCGTTAAGAACCATTGATTGACCTTCGAGTTGCGCAAATTCAAGCGCCAAATCTTCAACCAATGTTGCATCAAGTCCATTAACATCACTTAGCACCGCCGTTCTGATAGGCAACTGTGCAACCAACACGCGCACGGGCAATTGCCAAATAGAAGTGTCAACATTAGGTGAACCGCTATTAGGCGTGAATGTGTAACCCCAAGGGTTTGTAGAATTTGCGGCGTTACCAGTCTTGGCAACAAATTGGGCATCAGAGCCGTTAACCGCGATTTGGCGTGAGCCTTGACGCAAAGGGTTTGCTTGACGCAAAGCCGCAAACGCATCATCAAAAACAACATTACCACCAACACCCGAACCCGAACCAGTAATGGCGCTTGCTTCACGCAAATCGATATTTACTTTGCCGCCTTCGGTGATGGCCTGTTTGATTCCGTTCAAGATTTTTTCGGTGATAGACATTTTGAATTCCTATTTAAAAAAAGCGGGGGATTTTCGCCCCCCGCTAATGGCAACGCAACTATTAGGTAGCAGTACCTGTAGAACGATAGCGAACGCCCGCGTTAGGGTCACGAACAGATGTTGCCAAACGCTTTTCACCAAAGAAAGTGATATATCCGGGCAATGTCTGGTCGTAGCGGCGCATAACCATGTTTAAACGGTCAACGATTGTGTGGAAACGCGACCAATCAGCAAAGTACATTGGATACAAACTGTTTGTACCTGCTGAACCTGTTGTTGTTTGTGATGGAGTATCAAGATACTTGTTCACTACAACATCAAAGCCCAACATTGTGCCAACGATACCGTCAACAGACAAACCTTCATTACGATTGAAGATAGGTGCGCCGTTGCTATCACGCAATGCACGAATAGCGTTCAACAAGATTGGGCTAACAACAAACTTAGCGTTTGTAGTCCAGTATTGTTGTGGCAACGCGTACACGGTGTTAATCACATCAACATAAGAAATGTTGTTTGCGCCAACGGTGTTACCGTTAGTTGTCAATTGGTCATAAGTAGCAAGGCTATGCAAACCGCTTGTAGAACCAGTACCGCTAGAACCAAATGCCGCCGTAGATGTTGTACCACCTGTGTAGGTAGCATTAGCACCCGCGTATTGGTCCAAACCGCGCAGACCGTTAGAACCGCCGTATGGCAAAGATGTAGAACCTTGGTCATTGTTTTGAATCATTGACAAGGCTTCAGTTTGTGAAAACTCCATCAACATATCGTCAACAACATTGGCTTCCAAACCATCAATGTCATCCAAAGCCGCAGTACGGATTGGGAACTGAACATTCAGGTCTTGCAAAACGATTTGCCAAATGGTTGTATCTTCAGTTGTAGCCGCGCCATTGTTCTGAATTGCATAACCAAAAGTTGCGCCCGCATTTCCGGTTTTTACGCGAAATTGATATGACGAACCATCAGTAGCAACGGTGCGTGATACGCCGCGCAAGGGGTTAGCCAAACGCAAAGCGGCAAACACGGGGTCATAGGCGGTACGACCACCTTGGTTGTTACCTGAACCTGTCAGGGCTGATGCCTCTTTTAAGTAGGCTTCCATTTGTGATTCGTCAGCAAAAATTTGCAATTCTTTTTCTAAACGGTTGTTACCTTTGTAGAAAGTTGACAATTGCTCACGAACATTACGGTTCACATCTTGGCGAACTGTTTTTGCCAAAGGCTTTAAAACGGCGGGTGCTTGAATCGATGCTACTTTGGCTTCCAAAGCGGCAATAGTTTCTTGCATTTCGTTTTTAATTGCTTCAATAGCGGCGGGGATTTTTGCTTCAACGGCGGCAATGCTTTCGCTTTGCTTGGCTTCGATAGCATCCAATTTTTCAATGATTGCTTGGGACATGATTTAACCTTTAAGTTTGGTATCAAGTAATTTTAGAAGTTCACGGGCTTCGAGAGCCGCAAGAATTTCCGCTTCGGTAGCCTCCGCATTTGAATCACTCAAAATAGGCGCAATTTCAATAGGTGTTGTAACTGCATCGCGCAATTCCAAAACTTTCTTGAATGTAGATGCGGCGGCTACCGCATCTTTCTTGGATAGCCCAACTTCACGCAAGGCTTGTTCCAAAACTTTTAAATCGGCTGTGCCATCAGGTCGGAAATATTCCAACTTGCTTACTTCAGCCATTGGGTTGTTCGGGTACATCACTACGGATACTTCGCGCAAACCACCTTTGGTAATTTGGAAATACGCTTCATCAGATTGGTCGGGTTCGCCATCAGCATTTACCATTTGGTATTCATCGGCGTATGCACCAACGGAAACACCGCCGAACATGGCGGGGCTTTCTTGCATAATTTTGTAAAGGTCTGAACCCATTGTTGTGTTTGTGTACAAACGCCCTTCGGCTTTCATACCAACATCGTCAAACTCAAATGCAGTCCATTCACCAACGGGGATTGCATCGGCATCGTGATTTACAAACATTGGTAGCGGGCGACCTGATTTAGAAAAATCTTCAGCCCATTGCATGAAACCTTCGGGTTGGTAGTTAAAGCGCCTACCATCAGCGCCTTCACGCGCACCCCAAGTAGTTACAGTTGCTTCAATTTTTCCTGTGCTTTCGCCCTGCTTTTCCAAAACTAGTTTGGCTTCGCAAACCATCATCAGGTTTTTTACGGTCATAGATTACCTCATCGATTTTTGTTCGGTCGATGTCTTGTATTAACTTAGGTGGTCGCCCTCTTTTCGGGGGCGGTTCTGTATTTGGCTTATATGTTGCCAATGATGCTATCACAAGTCGAAAAATATGTGACACTTTATTTTTACTTGCCGATATTCATTTTGCGCGTTTGGTTTCCACCGCCACCGCCCGTATCTTGGGGGGATGTGCCCGTAATCGGTTTATCTTTCCCACCCTTATCAATCAAATCATCAGCACCATCGATATTGGGCATACCCAAATATTCACGCGCTTCGTTGGGGGTCATAATTCCGTTACTAACGCCCGCGGTGGCAAAATTCATTTGGTCTAATGGTGCGCCTTTTAAGAAATTGCGCGTATCAAACTCAATAGACAAATTGGGGTAGCCAACAAACAAATGTTGCTTTAATTTTTGCTGAATGTTAATTAAAGTTGGGTACATGGTGGATTTATAGAATTCATCCATCATGGTTTGCGTATTGTTGTACTTTGATTCGCCAATACCAATCATTGCGGGTGGTACGCCAAACAAACCGCAAATACGCTTCATGGTTTGTTCTTTCAATTTAGCCGCATCGGTATCTTGCAAGGTAAGCATATCCAAAGGCGTGTATTTCATGCCTTGGTCCAACAACATACCTTGACCCGCCTTGCTTGGGTCACTTGGGCGGCTAGAAACCATTGCCGACCATGCTTCTTTCAAACGGGCGGCGATTTCTTTGTATTTGGCATCAGGAATAACTTGTTCGCTAGTAAACATACCGCTTGGCTTTGCGCCATTTTGCATGATGTAGTTTGCGTAAAGGTCAATATCTTGGTCTAACGAAACTAATTCAGCCGCCAAGATGCCTTTGTTAAAACCCGCAGAACCTTGCCAGTTCATTTCCTTAATGTGCATCACTTGGTTAAAGTTCAGCGGTTCATCACGGTTAAAACCGTAACTTGGCGTACTTAAACGGTACGATGGGTAACGGGCAGGGGTGATTGTTACGGCAATTAGGGTTGAATCCAAAAGGTACATTTCTAACGGGGTTTCCGTTGTACTCTTTTGGTCTTTACGCCACCAAAGGGTAAATGCTTCGCCCGCCAATTCGTACCACATCAACCATTGATACCAAAATTCGTAGGTGCTTTGAAAATGGTTAGGTTGCGCCAAAAGGTTTGCCACTTGCTTGGCTTTGGCCTTATCTCGTGCGCCTACCAAATCAGATTTAACGGCATCAACATAAGTGCCATCTTCGGATTGGCTAACCACGCGAATAGGCAGTTGTGACAATGCACGGGCTTTTGCCGCCACGCAAGCCATGATGGTGGAATTTCGGGTAAGTAGCGACATATCCACGGGGCGACCCGCGTTATTAGTCGCGCCTGTGGTTACATAAAGAATTTGGGTGTTGACATTTGGGGCTTGTTTAGAACCCTGATAAACGATGTTATTACCTAGCGCCGATTGACCAAATAGCGTATTTGATTCGTTTTTTTGGTCTTTATTGCGCTTGAAAATATCAAAAATAGCCATGTTTTTACCCAATTTCCTGATGGTTTACCATTCAAAACTTCTAAACCCAAATGTATCAGAAACAAAAACATTGTCCAGATGGCAATGCAAAGCCATAATCATCGCAATAATTCCGTCAACTTTTGCGGATGTATCGGCTTCATTCTTGCGAACTTTGACATTTCCGTTTACATCCGTGTAAACCTCCGCGTTTGCCAATTGCCAACCAACAAACGGGTTGCCATCGTGCATGATTCCCTTTTTCAGAATCAATTGTTCAGCGGTTTTAGATGGGTTGGAAAGAACCGCCATACCTTGCCCAACTTTCTTTACGGGTAAACCCTCAGCATAAAGATTAGCCACCAATGACGCGGCGTTGTACGGGTCGTATCCGATTTCTTTAACATTGTGCTTAATACATTGTTGCTTAATGTAGGTTTCCACTTCGTTAAGGTCGGTCACATTACCTTGGGTCAATCGCAATATGCCGCTTGCATGGGCTTGCTGAAAAATTGATTTATAGTGATTCGGGATTAGGTCTAAACTTTCTTCGGGTAAGAAAAATTGGAATTCTGCATAGAACTTTTCTTCCGAATATCGGTGCAAAGTACATACCGCGTTCAAGTCGCGGGAATATGCCAAGTCAAACGCAATAAATGTTGATTCGGGTTTATCTTCAGGCATCGGGCAAACTGAATCATCCCAATATCGGCGGTCAACCCATGCGCTATTTGCTGAAACATAAATGTTCAGTTGCTTGCATAAAAATTCATTAAGGCTTGCGGGTTTAGATTGCGCTTCGTGCGCCATGTGCCTAATGTGTTCGGTGGTCACGGAAATGCCAAGCATGGGATTTGCCTTTGCCCATGTTTCTTCATTAGACCATTCATCGCCCGCATCGATGGAATACAGTAAACCAAACCAACGGTAGTTATCTTCAGCCGCACCGCGTAGCACCGTTCTAAGGTGGTTCAAATCTTCGTAGAACTTGGTTTCTTTGGTAAACGATGCGGTAGTTAGGTACATCCGTAGCGGGTTCTTACGCGCACCCATACCCGAATGTAAAACCTCGATACTGGACCGTTCTGTAATCTGCGCCGCTTCATCAATCATTGCGCACGATGGGTTTTTACCGTCACCCGTTTTTCTATTCTCACGGGACAAGGCACGGTAGGTAGAAGTCGAATCGCCCGCCTTCTTTAGTTCGCTTCGGTAAACAATAAACTTTTGCTGAAACTCCGCCACCATATTTTCAATGATGGCCTTGGATGAATCAAAACAAATGCTTGCTTGTTCCCTGTTGGTCGCCAATGTAAATACTTCAGCACCCGCATCGCCAAACTGTAGTTCATACAAAGCAATGATTGATGCCAAAGTTGTTTTGCCTGATTTCCGCGGCACAAACAAAATTACATCAGTTACCCAACGAACGGTTCTATCTTTCCTATCCCTGAACCCATAAATGGCGGCTAGGAACATAACCTGAAAAGGTTGCAACGCAATAGGCTTACCCGCTTCAGCGCCTTTAACATGGCGGCAAAACTTGGCAAACTTTAGGATGTGTTCGGCTTTTTCGGGTACGAATTCATAAGGCGCATCCCGCCGTTCCACCATATCTAGGAATCTTTGGGCGGCTAACTTTACATCTTCGCAAGCGGTTATGTCGCCAAGGGTTACGCCCCTAGCGTATTGGAAAGCGGGTTCAAGCAGTTGCGAATAACTCATCTACTTCGGATACCTTATTTTTAATCTTTGGGCGACCTCTTGCCACTAACGCTAGTTCGGCAAGAATCTTTATCGCTTTATCCATAGATTCTGTTCTTATCTTGTAATACGGGCTTGGCGCATCACCCGCGTTGTAATGATAAATCGCGCCATTTTCCTGTAACCCAATGTGCGCTTCAATCAAAGTGTCAACCGTCAGAACTAACGAACCAACTAGCAGTTCATCAGATGCAGTTAGCGCACCAGTCGAATTTTCAACTTCGTTTCTGATGGCGGTTTCAAATGCGTCTGCGTTCCATGTGGTCGGATTACGCAAAAACGCAATAATTTGTTTGGGTGCTTTTTTCATTTTTTTATATTAAACGCTTTGTTGTACTTTAGCAACCTTATAACCCCCCCTAACTTTGTATCTCTACAGAAAAAGCCCCGCGCTTGCTTTTGAACCAACCCCAAATTTTTTAGTTTTTGAAAACAAAAGGGCTACTGTTCTTCCCGCGTGTGGTGCAAATGCAACATATACGCGTAGTCGTGCTTACTGTAGTCTTTCACCCCGTCTTGGGCGTAGTGCCTGTAGATGCCCTGCTTTTCTAGCCCTGATTTTTGGCTATGGCAATTGTGGCAAAGCGATTGGAATATGTTGTGGCTAAACGCTTGCGCACCTATATGCTTCCATGCAAACAAGTGGTCGATGTGCTTTGCCGCGGTCACTATCCCACGCGCTAAACAACCTTGGCATAGGGGTTGTTTGCTTATTTGTGCGGCCCTAATGGTTTTCCATAACGGGGTTTGGTAGGCGCTATCCGTTTCACGGGTCGCCATGTTATCCATTCCCCCATGATTTAAGCAGTAGGTGTTAAGCCTACTTCTTGGGTTCTTGCATCCCAACTCTGAACACTTTTGGTTCGATGGCATCGTTGGCATATTCTTTAAATCCTGATGCGTGTGCGGCACGGGCTACCTGTAGTGCCTTGGCCTTGGTTGGGAATGGCCCTTTACTACCCCAATACCATCCCTGTTGTGTCTTGCGTATGGGCATATCAGTTTAGGAATCGTAGTTTGTAAAGGGTGCTATTGATTAAATTAGCAATGTTATCTACTTCGTTTTGCAGTTCGCTATCCTGTGGAAAGTTAGGCGCACGGCGTAGGGTTGCTACTTCATCTTTAAGGTATGTAAGGTAAACAACGGGGTCGGTTGCGGGTAATTCGTATTCGGCTTTGTATTTTGTAAGCAAACCGTATTTGCCTTGGAACGCTTCAACGAATGAATCAACCAAATCGCCTATTTCTTCGTAAAAAGCGCCCAAAGCCATGTGTTCGGCATAACTTGGGGTTTGAAAATGAAGAATATGCGCGTTTGTAACGCTATGCAATAGGCATTGAACGAATTGCATTACGGGATCATCTTGCGTACTTTGTACGGCTTCGGCACGGAATTTAACCATCATAGTCCTTCAGGTAGTGGAACATCGGTAGGCCATAAGCCCAATGCCTGTAATTTTCGCACCGTTTCTTTATGTGCCGCAAGCCAAATCTTTTGCCGTTCGGCTTTGTCCAGTTTGCCGCCTTGGTCGATTTCCATGTGACATGAATAGCACAAACTTGCAATCAGATTATCGTCTGCACGAATACCACGGCCTTTACCGCCTTGCCAGTTTGTGTGTGCGGCTACCACCGTGCCATCGTCAACCCCGCAATGTTGGCATGGTATTTCGCGGGCATGGCGCAAAAGGGTTTGGCTACGAATGTATTGGTGTTTCGGAAATCGCATTTTTATTCAGTAAATAGGCCCAAATTGTGCCGCCAATAACTTTAGCAACAAATTGCATAATAACAATTTCAGGCATTAAAGCGCCAAAAGCAATGGTAGGAAAAGCAATTGAATCAACCGCCGCACCCGCAATATTGGATGTATTTGAACGCTTAAACCAAGTTCCTTTAACTTTGGTAAAAACCGCCCAATCAACCAATGCCGCCAAAGCAAATGATGATGCTGATGCAATAGCAATCATCCCTGCTGATGGATTAAGCGCATAGGTTAGCAAACCTGTACCCGCAATTAAACCGCCCATTTGCCAAAACTTTAAGCGAACATGAAGCCAATCACGCAAAGCCAAATCTAAGCCAATAAACAAAAATGCGTTAATTGGGCTAATTGATGAGCCAAAAGTAGCCACTAAAAGGTTTGCAACGGTCATTGCCGCGGCGTATGCAATCAAAGCCAAAATCATAATAATGTTTCCTGTTCCATTGGTTGATAAAAATTCCATCGTGATGGCGCGTTATGAGCCTCTATGCGTGAACGCATAACTTGCGCCCTTGCTTCTTTGGTGGGTGGCAAATAATTGCCGTGTTTCCAATGAACATCAATGCCAACATTCCTACCAATATTGGTGCTATCAGCAGATGCAAATGGCAATTTGGTAAAAATAGCGGGGTCTAGCATCCTTAAACCGTGTAATTTGCAAGCAGGACGGCCCATATCATCGCAAATAAGGCGCATTGCTTGGCCCATTTTGACCCACCATTTAGCAGTTCCAATTGTGCTGAATTCACCCGAACTACCGATACAAACCCGAACATAAGTGTTTGCTAGTTGTTCAAGCCGTTCTAATGATTCGTGCATATGCCAAACGGGTGCGCCGTACCATGTAGGTAATGGGCAATCGCGTAAAAGTGCATCGTTATCTGCTTCAGTACCATCAATTA